CGACCTGTCCCTGGATGATGACGAGATCCTGCGCAAGCTGATCTATCGGATCTATCGCGGGCAGCGCACTCTGGACATGCTGGACGCCTATTACGAGGGCGAGCGGCGGCTGCAGGCGCTCGGCCTGTCGCTGCCGCCGGAGATGCAGCAGCTAGCCACCGTCATCAACTGGCCCGGCATGTACGTCGACGCCCTGGAAGAGCGGCTCGACGTCGAGGGTTTCCGGCTCGGCGGGAAGTCGGAGGCCGACGAGCAGCTGTGGGACTGGTGGCAGGCCAACGACCTGGACGAGGAATCCGGGCTGCTACACCTGGAGAAGCTCATCGCCGGCGGCGGCTTCATCTGCGTTGGCTCGCCGGACGAGAAGCCCGACCCGCCCGTTGTCACGGTCGAATCGCCGCGCTACATGACGGCGGTGACCGACACACGCACCCGCCGGGTGCTGGCCTCGGCCCGCCTGTACGGCGACGAAGACGACGGCAAGACCACCCGCGCCACGCTCTACCTGCCGAATCGCACGGTCCACTACGTCCGGAGCGACGGCCGATGGGAAGAGTCGGACGTCGACGACCACAACTTCGGAGTGTCGCTGGTCGTGCCGGTGGCCAACCGGCAGCGCATCCGCGACCGGTCCGGCAAGACCGAGATGCGCGACATCATGGGCCTGACCGACGCCGCGTGCCGGTCGCTCACGAACCTGCAAGGCGCCCAGGAGCTGCTGTCGGTGCCACAGCGGTACGTGCTCGGCGCAACGGCCGATGACTTCAAGGACGCGGACGGCAAGGACGTCCCGGCGTGGGAGGCGTATCTCGGCCGCTTCCTGAACCTCTACAACGAGAACGCGAAGGTGGGCCAGTTCCAAGCGGCCGACCTGCGCAACTTCACCGAGGTACTCAACTGGTACGCCAAGGCTGTGGCGGCGATGACCGGCATGCCGCCGCACTACGTGGGGCTCAGCAGCGACCAGCCGGCGAGCGCGGACGCGATCCGATCGAGCGAGGCACGCTTCATCAAGCGCGCCGAACGGCAACACCGCAGCCTGAGCGGGCCGTGGGAACAGATGAACCGCCGCGCCATGCTCGTCAAGGGCCAGGACCCCAACAGGGCGGTCCGGCTGGAGACGGTGTGGCGCGACCCGGCCACGCCGACGTTCGCCGCGAAGGCCGACGCCGTGGTGAAAATGTACGCCTCAGGCCTGCTGCCGCGCGAGGCGGCTTGGGAGCAGATGGGCTGGGGGCCGGAGTACCGGCGCCGGCTGCGCCAGCTGGTCGACGACGACCCGGCCGCCCGGTTCCTGGCCGAGCAGCGCGAGCGCGAAGAACAGGAAGGCGCGCCCGAGGGCGCCCCCGAGGGGGCGGCCGCGTGACACCGGAGGAGTACCGGCGCGAGCAGCGCGGCATCGTGGCCCGCGTCCTGCAGCTGCTGCTACCGCTGCTGGGGCTGCTGCCGGCGCGGCCGGACGACCAGCAGTGGCGGGTGCTCGTGGAAGCCGCCTACCCGGCCGTGGTGCGCGGCCGCACCGAGGCGTGGATGCTCGCCGAACGCTTCTACCGCGCCCAGCGCCAGGCGCAGGGCGCGCCCGAGGGGCCGGTCGAGTTCCCTCGCCGTAACTACCCGCCGGCAGCGTTGGACAAGGCGCTGACCAGGACCGTTCGCGTGCGGCTGCGCGAGCTCGACGAGGGCCAGGCGGTGCCCGAGCTCGTCCGCCAGGAGGCGGCGGCCACGGCCGCCCGGCACGTCTCCGATGCCGGCCGTGAGGCGGTCGTCGACGCGGCCCGGCACGATCCCGAGGCGCTCGGCTACGCCCGCGTGGCCACCGGCGCGTCGACGTGCGCGTTCTGCCTGATGCTCGTCAGCCGCGGCCCTGTCTACAAGAGCGTGTCAGCGGCGCTGCTGCGCGACGGCAGCGGCGAGCCGTACCACGACCGGTGCGACTGCCTGGCGGTGCCGGTGTTCGACCGCGAGGACTGGCCCGGCCGCGCCGAGTACGAGGCGGCCGAGCAGCTGTGGCGCGACACCGGCCGGTCGCTGCAGGACCTTCGCCGGCACCTGACCGAGCAGGAGCGGCCTGCGCGCGAGCGAGCAGCCTAACCGCGGCAGCTTCAGCCACACCGTGCAGCAGGACTAGCTGGGGCGGCCCTCACTGGCGTCTTCGGGCCCTGCTGTCGCGCTCACCATCTCGATCGCCTCTTCCAAGGAGGGGGCTACCTGGAAGGCGTTGACTAAGCCGGTGATCACCATGGTTCGCTCGAACGAAGGGAGCAGATTGGCCAGGACCAGAGTGGATTTCTGCTCGCGGCTTTGCTGGAGCAACAACACCAGCACGCCTATGCCCATGGAGTCGCAGAAGGTCACGCCCTTCAGGTCCAGGATCAACCCCGCAGGTTGCGCGACTTTCCATGCGTCCTTGACCTGGCGGTGAAGCAGACCCGCGTATTGGTAGTCGAGTTCACCGGCGACCTGTGCCACGACTAGGTCCTCATGCAGGCCGATGGTCACGGTGAGGCGCTCGGTAGATCCGTTCCCACTGTCCATAAGTACTCATTTTTGAGCCTTCTGGACGAAATGCGCAACCTCATGATCACAGAATGTGACATAGGCACCCAAACCACCGCCATCGGGGCGGGGAAGCGCCACGGCCGCGCCTAAGGCCGGACCTCTACGCCGACGGGCTTACGGAGAACACGATGATCACACGCGACCTGCCTATCCACCCGCGTACCGGCCTGCGCGCCGTCGGGCTGCTGAAGGGCGGCCGGCCGATCTGGCCGGTGCTCGGGGGCAGCGAGGGCGCCCCGGAGAGCGGCGGAGGGGATGGCGGAGCGGGCAACAACGGCGGCCAGGGCAACCAGCCGCCGGCGACCTTCACGCAGGCCGACGTCGAACGGATTCTCTCCGAGCGGCTCGGCCGGGAGCGGAGCAAGTACGCCGATTACGAGGACCTGAAGGCCAAGGCCGGCAAGTTCGATCAGCTGGAAGAGGCGCAGAAGACCGAGGCGCAGCGCCAGCAAGAGCAGCTGGAAGAGGCGCTCGGCAAGGCCACGCGCGTCGAGGTCGACCTGTGGAAGGAGCGGGCCGCGCGCAAGCACGGCCTGGACGACGACCTGATGGCCTTCCTGACGGGCAACACCGAGCAGGAGGTCCTCGACCGCGCCCAGACCCTCGCCGAGAAGATCAAGCCGGCCGCCGGGGACGGCGGCGGGGACGGCGGGGGCGGCGGCCGGAGAGCGCCGGCGCCGGACCCCTCGCAGGGCCGCGGCGGCGGGAAGGGCGGCGGGACGCTCTCGGCCGGCCGAGAGCGCTACCGCCAGCGCACCACCAAGACCTGATCATGAAGGAGAGACATGGACCTCACCCTGAGGACCGAGACCTGGGGGCAGGACGACGCGTCCTGGCTCGGGTCCAGCCACGGCACCGATGCCGGGCAGTCGATCACGCTCGACACGAGCGCGTTCACGCCCGCGACCCACTACCCCGACAGCTACTTCCCCAGCGGTCTGCCGCTCGGGAAGATCACCGCCACCGGCAAGTTCGGCCCGTACAACGCCGCCGGCGCCGACGGCACCGAGGTGCTGGCCGGGTTCCTGCTCACCAGCATCGGCGCGCCCGCCGTCAACACCACCGACGTGGTGGGGGCGCTGCTCGACCACGGCCGGGTCGTCGTGGAGAAGCTTCCGGTGGCGTTCACGCCGCCGGCTGCGGCTTCCGACGCGACCACGATCGTCTACGTGGACTAGGGGGCTGACAGATGGAACTCATCGACCAGTACGCGACACCGGCGGAGCTGACCGGGTTCGCCCGCGAGAGCATGGCCGACCGGGCCGTCAACCAGTTCACGCTGGCCAGGTGGCTGCCGTACCGGATGGTCAACGACCTGGAATTCCGGTTCAACCGCGGCCCCAACGAGCTCGTGCAGGCCGCGATGTACCGGGCCTACGACGCCGAGACGCCGATCGGGGCACGGCCGGGCGTCACCCGGGTGACCGGCGAGCTGCCGCCCATCGGCGAGAAACTCCGGCTGACGGAGTACCAGCAGCTGCGGATGCGCAACCTGAATGAGGAGATCGCGAACCTGGTGTTCCGCGACGCCCAAGCCCTCGCCCGCAAGATCGACGCCCGGCTGGAGCTCGCCCGCGCCGACGCGATCGTCAACGGCAGCGTGACTATCTCGGAGAACCAGGTCGAGGCCACCGTCGACTTCGACCGCAACCCGGCGCACGAGGTCACCGCGGCGACGCCGTGGACGGACGAGGCGACGTCGACTCCGCTGGACGACCTGCTCAGCTGGGCGCAGACATACTCCGACACCAACGGCGACATGCCGGGCACGATCCTGACGTCGCGCAGGGTCATCGCCCTGCTGATGCGTAACGCGCAGATGCGCGGCCAGGTCGCCGGCAGCTCGGCGGCGCTGATGACCCTGGACCAGGTCAACGCCGTACTGCAGTCCTTCGGCCTGCCGGGGCTGACGAGCTACGACGCCCGGCTCGTCGACCCGGACGGCCTCGCCCGCCGGGTCATCCCCGACGACCGGCTCATCTTCCTGCCCGGACCTGCCGACCCGAACGGCGACTCCGAGCTCGGCGGCACCCTCATGGGGCTCACCCTGGAGGCGCAGGAGCCGGACTACCAGCTGGCCGCCGCCGAGCAGCCGGGCGTCGTCGTCGGCAACTTCCGCACCACCGACCCGATCGCGCTGTGGACGCACGCCGCGGCGATCGGCCTGCCGATCATGGCGAACCCGGATCTGACGTTCGTCGCCGACGTGGCCGTGTAGGAGGGGCGCCATGGCTAAGCGCAAGCTCACCCGCTACGTGCACGTGGCGGGCCGGGTGTATGAGCCCGGCGACGTCGTCCCGGACGACGTCGCCGAGCTCATCCGCAACCCGAAGGCGTGGGAACAGGCCGACGACGGCGACGACCAGGAGCCGCCGCCGCAGACCCCCGCGAGGCCGCCCGCCGGCGATCAAGAGCCGCCTACGGACCCCGAGCAGCCGGCCGGCGGCGACCAGGAGCCCGAAGAGGTTCCCGAGCAGCCGCCCGGCGGTGAGCAGGAGCCGACGGAGCGGCCGGCCCGCTCAGCGAACAAGGACGCCTGGCGGGCGTGGCTCATCGAGGACGGCGTGCCGGAGGCCGAGCTGGAGGGCCTGACCAAGGACGCGCTGCTGGCGAAGGCCGACCAGCGCGCGCGGCCCGAGTAGGCGGGAGGCGGCGGGGTGGCGTACGCGACCGTCGAGGACGTCAGGAAACGCATGAAGCGGCCGCTGACGCCGGAGGAGGAGGCGCTGGCGACGCAGTTGCTGGACGATGCCGAGACCCGGATCCGCGTGCGCGTGCGCGACCTCGACACCCGCGCGGCGGATCCGGAGTACCTCAAGCTCGTGGTGCTGGTCGAGGCGAACGCCGTGCTGCGGGTGCTGCGCAACCCGGAGGGCTACCGGTCGGAGGCCGACGGCGACTACTCCTACAGCCGGCTGGTGCAGGTCGCCTCCGGTCTGCTGGAGATCCTCGACGACGACTGGCTCCTGCTCGGCGTGCGACGCGGCGCGTTCACCGTCGCGCCGGTGATCGGCACGCCGCGGTGCGGCCTGATGCGGCCGCACCGCCGGCTCGGGGGGCCGTGGTGAGCCTGCTCGATGGCGGCCCCGATGAGGTCCTCATCTATCCGGAAGTGGTGGCCACCGACGAGCGCGGCAACGAGGTGCGCCGCCCGGCCGAGACTCCGGTACCGGTGCAGGGGCGGGTCCAGCCGGTGTCGGCCTCCGAGGCGGCGGTCGCCGGCCAGCAGGTGGCCACCACGTACCGGTTCATCACCCGCGACGCGCCGCTGGGGGCGTGGGCGCTGGTGGTGTGGGACGGCCGTGAGTGGGATCTGGCCGGCGAACCGCTGTGGTCGCGCGGCAGCGACCGCACCCGGCACGTGACCGCACTGCTGCAGGCGAGAGGAGCACCCGATGGCGCAGGTGAACCGTAACGTTGCCCGGCTGGCCGCGCGTGAGCCGGGCGTGCGTAAGGCCGTGCGCGCCAAGGCCGCCGAGCTCGGCGGCCGGGCCCGCGCCGTCCTGGCGGCGCACCGGCGGACGGGCGCCACCCGGATCGAGGTGACCCACGGCAAGGTCGACGCGTTCGTGTCGATGGTCGGTGAGGGTGCCATCTCGATCGAGTATGGGCACGGCGCCTACACCCGCCCAGACGGCCGCGAGGTCGGCGCTTCGCAGGGCCTGTACGTGATCCACAAGACGATCGGGCTGGCGCCGTGACCGACCACCATGACGAGTGCTGGCGCGAGCACCACCTGTGCGCCGTGGCGGCTATGGGCCGCGCCCAGGGCGAGCGGGACGAGGCCCGCCGCGCGATGGGCGAGGCGTATCAGCGGCTGGCCGGCCACGAGGCGCTGCTGATCGAGACGACCGCGCAGGCGATGGCCGACCAGCAGCGGCTCGCCGGCGTGCACGCGCTGCTGGCCGAGTTCGAGGCCGACCTGCAAGCCAAGGGGGAGGAGTGGCAC